GCTTTACAAAAGTCAATCAAAGTATCTTCGCCTGTTACAGCATGTCTTTGACCTTCTGATTTCCACCACTCATAGTCAGGACCATTTTCATCAGCCCATGTAGACTGACCTATGTTGTTAATCCATTGATACTTTCCATTTTGTGACATTCTAGGCTGATTATTCATTAAGATCTCAAATCTAGTAGTAAGATCGTCGTTCTTAATCCAAAATGTTACTTTAAAATATTCTGTATTGTTAAACTCAACAAAATAATTAGGCTCACTTTTTACCATGATACCTAGTTCGTGCAGTTCATTCATTGTTGGGTTAACTGCAATAACCTTAAAGTTTGCAAGACCAGAGTATAATTTTACTCCACCGCCTGCAACTTCTTTCGTACTTTCATTAATTTTAATTGCCATTATTTATTATTTTTTATTATTAATATTCAAAATCATCATCATCCCCATCAAAACTATCTACCACATGATCATCACCAGTAGCTTCTGTAGTTTTATATTCTGTTTCTACAGGAATACTAGTTTGATTAGGATCTACAGTTTCTGTATCATCTATAAACTCAAATGGTAACTTTCTAACTTTCTTAGCTTTCTTACCTTTTAGTTTAGGGTGCTTGAAAATTTCAGCAACCATCCAAGTTTCTAAGTTATACTTTTCTTGTATACCTTTTCTGTCAATACCATTTTCTAGATCTGCTAAGATCTGAGTAGTACTAATTTGTTTTGGTGTGATACCACTGTCTTGTGTATTATCTACCTCACCAGGCACTCTTGCTTCAATCATTTTTTAATTTGTTTAATTAGTTAATCTATAAATATTTCTGACCATTGTAAAGGCATGGTCTTACCTTGTAAGTGTTTACATCTAGTACCAGCTGCTAAATCTACAGTATCAAAAGAGACCATAGTCTTATCTTCTTCTCTGTATATATAACCAATAGCATCTGCATTAGTACAAGATATAGATTTAATCTTACCAGTAAGGTCAAGATCTTTTACTGCTACTTCTTTACCTTTCTTTTCTAGCATCTTATCTTTTAGGTGACCAACTAAGATAACATGATCCGCTAGCTTGTTCAGTCTTTCTATCCATTTCTTGTAGGCTATACGTAAATATAAATAGCCAGCGCCGTTTGGCAATGATAGTACTGATGCACCAGGATTCTTTTGTTCAAAGTTTTTACCCATAGGAGTTTGCATGTAGATTTTTTTACCTTCGTCTTCACACCACTCTTCCAACTTTGTAATAGTATCGATAGCAATGTATTTGTAAGGTCTACCTTCTTTAATAATTTGTTTACCAACTTCTCCAAGTTCTTTTAGATTGTTCACTTTAATCTTAAGTGCATCAACCATGTCTGAACCTGCTTCTAAGTCAATAATCAAACAATTTTTTAGTTTTGATAATGCTGTGGTTTTACCTATCTTAGGTGAACCATAAATAATCATATTCTTAGGCGATTTACGGCTCGCCTTTACCACTGTTTTTGGTAATTCCATAATTAGTTTCTTTCTTTAATATTAAATGTACTCATGTCTGCTTCATAGCCTATCATACCAAGCAAGCCATCACGATTCTTCTCGATGTGACAGGCAAGTAATCCTTCTGGATTCTCACCACAGTATGTATCTGTAATATTATACAAATCATACGGACGATTAAGAATCATAACTACATGTGCATCTTGACCAATACTGTCACCACCAAATAAATCTGTTAGTAATGGTTGATACTGATTCTTTGCACGATGCTCTTGTTCTATGTTACGATTAAGCTGTGATAATAAAATGTTTACTACTCCAAGTTTTGATTGCATCCACATACAACCTTTTGAGATGGTATTTAGTCTTTTGAGCTCGGTATCTTCTGATCCCCTAATGAGCCGTGAATGGTCAAATATGTTTATGACTGTATATTCTGGATGTTGTTGAAATAACTCTTCGTTAGTATTCATTATGTATTCCATAGATCTAGGAACATTGTTGAAATATATAGGATAATCTTTATACTTCTGCACCTTAGATGCATATGTTCTAAAATCTATATCTGATAAAGGATTGTCTACAGATAGTAGATCACCCATTTGTTTCTTTACGTCTTTTGACGCGGACCGCATTACCTGTTGGTAACCGGGCATCTCAAATGTCCAATAAAGAACTTTGAGTTTTTTACCTCTATTTGTATCTAATACATCAAAGATAAGCTGATTGCTAAATGCTGATTTACCCACACCGGGACGACCTGCAATAACATACATCTTAGCTTTTTGTAAACCACCTAGTAAATTTCTATTTAGACGTTTCCAAGATGTAGGTAGTACATCACGTTTACCTAACTTAGCATCTTTTACAATTGCAATTGATTGACCAACTGCTTTATCTATTCTTTGAAATCCTCTGGTTTTAAATACATCATAGCTTTCTGGTAATTCTGTTTTCGGTTTGTTCTCCTGCATTTTCTATATTTTGGTATTTTTCCCATGTATGGTTATTGAGCCACACTTCTAGGCTTTGCATGTACTCTAGATTGAATCTTTCTTCTTTCAATTGTACATCTAATAGTTTTAATATTCTGTCGTGTATATGTTTTTTGTTACCAACAATACGTCTGTATCTTTCTTTTGCTTTTCTGTTTGCTTTTGAATTAGGATCGTGTGCTCTTAGTATTCTGTTTGTTCCATTTTTAGTTCTAACTTTCATAGGATATGCTACCAACAAAGCATTAAACATTTGATCAAAGTCAGTAGAAAATAAATCTATAAACTTCTGTCTAATTACATGTTCTTTTGGTGTGTTACCTAATTTAACAAATCCTTTAGTTTGTAAATCTTCCCAATCTGGTGAAATATACAAACTGTCTAGGGTCTTAAATCCCTTTCTATAGATAGTGTATAACGCTAAATAATCATCAGCACTAATACCATAATCTATTAATAATTGTACGTCAATTTCTATTTGCATAAGCTTTCAAATTTACGAAAAATGTACCTGACTACAAAGGTAACCAGGTAACATTTTTCAATGTTTTTACACTACTTTTTAACCACTTTTCTTCTTGACTACCAGCAACATACAGTATAATTATTTTACCAATTTTATCTTCTTGGAATCGTATAATTCTACCCACACGTTGTATCATAGTTAGAGCTTTACTAGTTAATCCACATATAACAGCCATAGTTGCATCAGCAACATCAAAACCTTGATTCAAAGCTTTAGTAGAACATAGTACAGGCTTATCACCTGATCTAAAATCTTCCAATGCTTTTTCTCTTTGTTTCTTTGTTTTACCACTATGATATACAGTAGAGAATGTTTCAGTAGCATCAGCAAGTTTATTAGTAAACTCATTACTACCACCAAATACTAGTATTTTTTCTCCAATATTATCAATTACAATTTTCTGTAACTCAGCCATCTTATTAGATGCATGATCTACTACAGTCTTACGTTGTCTAATAGATCTGT